GAGGACATAGCGGGTCATTGCGGGACAGCGCAGGGCAAGCTCAATCCAGACTGGGTCGAACACCTAATGGGGCTGCCAGCAGGGTGGACAGACTTAGGCTCTTGTGAAACGGAGTAGTTCCTGCTACTGCGACCAAGGCTTTCGTTACACTTATACAAAGGTTCAACAATGCTTAAGTTCCTTGTAGGTTTTGTCGGCGGGACAGTGGTAGGCTTAGGTCTGTTCGCTATCCTTTACGTTATAGGACGCATCGTTAACTTATGCGGGGGCTAACTAAGCCCCACAGCTTAGGCTGTTGGGCGCTTACTTTGTTCTTGCTCCTTAAGCGATTATAAATCAATTTTAATAAACACCAATTCGGGTGTCAAGCAAAAAAAACAAATACAAAAATATGAAAGAAATAAAAACATATACATTCCCAGCTGGTCAGCAGTTAGCTGACTTAGAGATGGTTCAAGTTCAAGTGCAGGTTTCATCTAGGCTTGTGTTCAAGGACGCTTACTTCCACGAGCTACAGGAGGGAGATGTTTACATCATCCCTGACCAAGTAGCACTAGAGAGTGAGTCCGACACTGAGATCCTCGACTACCTCATTCACTTCCAGATTAGCTGGCAGGACTCTCCGTCTTGGAAGGGTGAAGAGTTTCGCTGTTACTACTTCTTCGCTAATTCAAAGTTAATCAAGAGCGTGGACTTCAAGTCCGGCGACACAGCCATAAGCAGGGGAGTATTTCGTGAAGCTATCTCCGAACTTATACAGGAGGACGAACTATAATGGAATCAATAGCATCGAATGCAGTTGACAGGTTCTCGGATCTATTCGAGAAAGTTAAAGAGAACGAGAAGACAATGGTGGAAGGCAGGGACGCAGCCCTGCTCTTTCAAACTATGGGATGGATCGTTCGACCTGAGCCAGTAAAACCTGGACGTAAACCAAAACAGAAATAATTATGGCACACTTCTACACAGCTGAAAAACTTCCTAAGTTTATTGAGGAAGTTGAGACCCCATCCCAAGCACGTAAGCATACGAGAGCTTGGCCTTCCGTTACTACAGTGCTGGGGCTAGTTAAGGATTCATTCTTGGATTCTATTTACATTCCTTCTAAGATTGTAGAGCTAGCAAGAGATGAGAACCTACAGGACAGACCTTGGCAAGAGATTAAGGATATGACCTACGGTTTCCGCAAGCACCCTTGGACGGGGGAAGACATCCCTAGTTCCGAGTTCGGCACATCTATACACAAGCGCATCGAGGACATCCTCCAGGGCAACTCTGGTGACGAAGCTACACCTTGGGACGACTGGGCTATGCCCTTCGCCAAGTGGGTTAACGAGCAAGAGATCGAGCTTATGGCTACTGAGTATGTAGTAGGTCATCCTCGTCTCAAGATAGCGGGCAGCATAGACTTCGTCGGTAAGCGTAAGGACGGCACCATATTCTTAGCTGACTACAAGACAAGGAACTGCAAAGGTTCAGGGGTTTTTTACCCCAAGGACTGCAAGCAATTAATTGTTGAGAGCTGGATGCTACAGTGCCTACTAAGGCTGGAATACATTCCGGACTGTTTGTCCGTCAGCATATGCACTAACACAGCGGAACACTACCACTTGTGGTGGAGCGACAAGGCTAAGAAGCATTACCTCAACGCCGCAAAGCAAGCCGCAAAGTTATACTGGACTGAGCGTATGTGCATACAGCCCAGACGATAGTGCAAAGATACCAGATAACTTATAAGAACTTTGATATGCCAGACGATTACACTAGCAAATCTATCAAGTGGGCGCACAATGAAAAGGACGCCGTTAAACTTATAACTAAGAAAGCGCCTGACAAGAATGGAACCTGTCAACTTAAGAGAGGTTCTACTGCCAGGATAATTGAAGTTAAAGAAATCTAAATGGCTAACGCCATCAACTAAAAACAAAATAAAACAATGGATACATACACAATCAAATCGCTACTGTTCGCCGGAGCTTGCTCTACGCTAGCAGTAATCATCTATCACTACATCTTCTTGAAGCTTCAAGAAGTAAGATTCCACAGCGCAATATCTGAGCTGTTCGAGGAGCCAAGCAAACCAATTGAAAGAATTAGCAATAGTAATCAACCTTGGTCATTAGCTGAGGACAACTTAGTTGTCAGTAAAGCAATAAGCGACAAGGATCTATCTGCTAGGATAGGTCGGACAAGAGCTGCTATACAAGTTCGCCGTAACATATTGAAGAATAAATAATATGAGGGATCAAGATGACTACTGCAATAAGCTGGTCGAAAACTTGGCCTCCGCTAGATCTAAGATAGATGTTCTATCTAAAGAAGTTGTGAGGCTAGAAATCCGCAACAGACAATCGAAGCTAAAGGCAGCCATCTCAGATATGCACAACGAAAGGCTAGAACAACAGCTCGAGTATTATAAAGAGAGAGGCTTGGAACTTATGGCAAAGAACACCCAACTAAAAAGCGCCATCGATGAGTTAAATAGAATCCGTGGTAATTAATTATGACATACTTATCTCAAGATAAAATAAAAACATACAGAGAGAATCACAAGCCATCGAGGTGTCCTATCTTGGACATTAGAACTGACGATTGGGTTCTTGATCACGACCACGATACTGGTATGGTCCGGGGCGTTTTGTCTCGGCAAGCTAACAGTTTACTTGGAAAGGTAGAGAACTTTTATTTTAAAATGTGCAAGGGTCAGAAAGAATTTCTGCCCATCACACTTGAGGCTATGGCTAAATACCTGGACGAATGTAACACAGAAGTTCTTCACCCAGTAGGGCTTACTCAATTGACTAAAAGGTTCAGTCGGGACTTGACATCCTCTGAGCAGTCGGCAGAGTTGGAGCGCATAGGAGCGACCCAAGAAGATCTTGATCTGTGTTCTAATCAGAAAGACAGAGCGAAACTTTTTCGCACACTAACAAAAACAAAATATGAATGAAGATACAACTACGCTAGTCGAGAGACTACAAGCAGTCCAGTCGGAGCTTAAGGCTCCGAAAGGACAAACTAATAAGTTCGGTAACTACAGATACCGTTCCGCCGAGGACATCCTCGAGGCACTCAAACCACTTCTCAACAAGCAGAAGTTAGCGCTGATCATTACCGATGAAATGGTAGAGGTTGGCGGTCGAGTGTATGTTAAAGCATCCGCAGCAGTCATTGACTTTATGGGCGCACAACTAAGTGTAAACGCTTATGCTCGTGAGGCAGAGGACAAGAAGGGGATGGACGTCGCTCAGATTTCCGGCAGTGCTTCGTCTTATGCTCGCAAGTATGCACTCAACGGACTCTTCTGTATCGACGATACGAAGGACGCTGACGCCACTAACAATCACGGCAAGTCCAAGCCAAGCGCATCACGATTAAAAGCCAGCGCCCCTGCACTTGACGACCTAATCTAACCCACCATAATAACAAAAATAATAGTATGACAGAACAGAAATACGACGATACAAATCGGGGAGCATTGTTCCCCTCGGAAAAGAAAACAGACAAGCATCCTGATCTTAAAGGGAAGCTCAACGTGAACGGCGAAGATTTTTATCTTTCCGCTTGGTCACAAGTCTCCAAGGCTGGTAAGAAATACCTCAGCATCTCCCTTGACAAACCACGTGAGGCCGAGGCTACCCCAGCTGTAGCTCAGTCAAGCGAAGACCTACCATTCTAATGATGGAAGCGAATTCGCCTGAGGCTAAACAGTCTTTCTACAACAAGTCCTGGTGGGAAGAATTCCGCCGAGCCGAAGTTGAAGGAATACTCGACCTCACTGGAAAGAAAAACTCTGACTACACTGGTGGCACGAGTTGCGATAATCCCTTCGAGAACTTTGATGGTTCTAGGGAATTTGGAATTGATCCATTGCTTGGACTTTCTCTGCGTATGCAGGATAAGTTCCAACGGATGAAGTCCTTTTGCAACGATGGTCACCTGTCAGTTGAGAGTAACGGAGATACTATTCGTGACATCTACAGGGACTTGATTGGCTACAGCCTGATAGCCCTTGGAATGATAGAGAGATCGAAGTAGTTATTGTCTATACACTTAGGGGCGCAGGGTTTCCTGCGTCCCTTTTTTGTGTGACAAGCGTGTTATATTTTATTACTATGGTAGACAATTATGAAGATTTAAACGACGGCGTAGACGTAGCGATACGATCCTATGATGCATTAACAAAAGAAAAAAACCCAGAGATCTACCGACAGAAATTAAGGTTCCTCGGTCAGTGCCTCGAAGCAATGAAAGAACGAATAAATGAACGATCAAATAATCCATCCGAACAATGTTGAAGCTGAAGAAGGTCTCATATCTTGCTGTTTTAAGGGCGAGGGGACTGAGTCCTATGACTCAATATCCGGGATAGTAGATCCCGATGACTTCTATTTAGAGCGCAACAAATATATTTTTAATTCCATTGTGTCCATCGCCGGAAGAGGCGAGGACATTAATGAAGTGTCACTCCTAGAGGAACTAAAGAAGGCGTCCAAGGTAGATGAGGTCGGCGGAATATCCGCCATCTATTCTGTTATGGACAAGGTGGAAACTCCCACCTCGATTAAATACTTTGCCAACTTGGTTAAGGAAAAGTCCCAGCTGAGAGAACTTGCCAGAACCTGTAAGCTCGCAGCCGAGAGCGCCTTGTCCGAGACGGTTGACCCAGACGTTATACGATCCAGCGTTGAGTCCAAGATGGTTGAGATGTCCGAGGGCAGTGATCGTGCTATGGACTTGGGCAATACGGTTGACCAACTCCGAGATGACTACGAGAAGATGATGTCAGGGGACTACGTTTCCGAGGCAGTCAAGACTCACATCGATCACCTCGATGAGAAGCTGGGCAACGGGGGCATAGCGCCAGGCGAAGTGATGGTGCTTGCGGCACCAACCTCCTGCGGTAAGTCACAGCTTGCACTTAACTTTGCTCTCAGAGCCGCCATACAGTCCGACGTCCCGTCAGCCATAGTTTCCCTTGAGATGCCCCAGAAGCAGATCACACAGCGCTTTGTATCCTGCCTATCAAAGGTGTGGATGAAGCGTGTTAGAGACCGTGTAGCGACCAAGGCAGATATGGTAGCGGTCAATGATGCACTGGACACACTGAAGGGACTCAATATAAATACAGTTCACAGCGTTAAGAGCGTTCAGGATATGGCGTCGCAAGTCCGCACCCTAGTGCGGAACAAGGGAATCAAGATGCTTATCGTTGATTACCTACAGCTTATACCATTCGGTGGCAAGATGTCCAAGAACGATGCAATCGCTGATGTGTCCCACAAGATAAAGCAGTTAGCCCTTGAGCTGAACCTGCCCATAGTTCTACTCTGCCAAGTAGGTAGAGAGGGAGCCAAGCGCCCTGGTGGACTTATGCTCTATGACCTCAAGGATTCCGGCGACATCGAGAATGATGCAGACATAGTCCTACTTATGTGGCCGAAAGAAGGTGACATTGAGGAGTCAAAAAAGGTTGACAAGTATGGATCATACATTGAGATGATGTATAATGTTGCCAAGAACCGAGAAGGCGAACGAGACGTGAAGGGTATATTCAAGTTTCGTCACTTCATAGGTAGATTTTATTAAGTGTGATTTAGGTAGTCGGGCTATTAAGAGGCTCGTGGGTTTTCGTTCATACCCTTTCAACCGCCTACTTCACCATCCCTTTATAATGGAAGACACAGAGATAATCAAAAGGTTGACAGTCCTATTCCCCAAAGCAATGAAGGGGATGGAGAAGGCTATCAATCAGTCCAGTCCCTTTGATTTTTCCAACAATAGATACCTCGTTGAGGTTAAGTCCAGACGAAAAAGATATGATCCTTGGATTATAGAGAGGGGCAAGATTGATACAAACTACGACCTAGCCACGGAGACTGGGCGAGAAATACTATACATCTCAGAACACGAAGGAGTAGCTCACGTCTGGAACATAATGAAGCTACTCGAAGAAGAGTATGACTTCGGATGGTGCCAGAAGAACCTGCCTCGAACGACTGACTTCAGTCGAAGAGAGTGGGTCAAGAAAGATATAGGATACGTATACGAGAAGGACGCAACGTCCGTCAATCTATTGACTTCGTAGCGCTTGCATCTCTCCGATCAACCGAGCTACCTTCGGTGTCAGTATTTCCCTTTGCTGCATTACACTCAAGTATTGGTTAAGGAGTTCCGGATTCATTGTATCAATCCTGTTCAAGAAGAACTCGGCTTTAGCCATATTTGGCAATGCTCTCACTCTCTTGTCGTCGGAAGTGATGCCAAGCATTGAGTCCTCAGCTCTAGTATTGATTGACTTCAGTATGGACTCCGCCATCAATGGATCGTCTACATCTGCTAGAGCATTCCTGAGGACTAAGCGTTTCTCTTCTCCAGTTTCCTTGCCCTCCATTTGCTTGAACGTATTAAAAGCAATCCTAGAAGACTTCTGGCGTCTCGTTGAGTATACCTTGTCTAGGTTGTCAATGATCTCAGGACTATAGTTACGAGCCTGAAAAGTATCCATTGGTGTGTCACCAAAGAAGCGCCTTATAACTGGAATGTTTTCTTTCTTGGGTCGTTCTCCGTTATAAATTTTAGATGCAGCATCAAACAACTTACTGACAGTAACGCCTGGTCCGCCTACCCAAGTCTGATAAAGGTATCTTAAATTTTCGGGCGAGACTTCCATCCCCATATTTTCCAGTTGCTCCGCAAAAGAGATAGCCATCTCTCCACCACGAGTTTCCATAGTCCAAGGAAAAACTTTTTCTACTTCACTGATGTTCTTGGTCTCAAGCCAGGAAGGACGGATGTCACCACCAAATCCGTTCTCGTTTGATGCTAGATCTGTCCAAGGGCGTAGGGGCGTAGGCCACAAGGATCCACCCATAGGGTTGTATCCGTCGATGAAGGCACTGGTCAACTCTGCAACCTTGTCAAACTTGGACTTGTCCACCTCGGACTGACCTGGCTCGATACCCATTAGGCCTTGCTGAATCACTCTCTGCTGGAGATAGTCAGCCGTTTTTTTGAATGGATACATAGAGTATCCGATAGGGATCTGAAGATATTTTAGTTTTTTATCTTCATCTATCCCAGTTACAAGCGTAAGGGTCTTGTCTGTCTTCCAACTACTACCATTTTGCGCCTTGAGTTTCTCCTTCCAGTCAGGCACAATACTTTGATTGTAAAGATCCAAGGATAGCGTGGTTGCCATCATTACTCCCATTGTTCCACCAAGGATCCTTGGGTTCGACATAGATCGAATGAAGTTTCTGCTGCCTTGAATTGCGGGGTTAGCAAATAAGTATGTTGCACGAAGCACATCTCCCTGTGATCCTTTTAATAGTGGGTCAAAAGAACTATCACGAGCAGCAAGCGCAGCTTGCTTTCTGGTCATACCACTGTTAAGTCCTTGGCGATAGACATTGAATCGAGTCGAGTCCTCAACGTATGAGTTCACTCGTTCAAGAACATCAAGCCCTTTTCTCGCAATGCCTTTTGCATTGGGCTTATGCAGGGTCTTCTGTAGAGCCTTGATTGCTTCCTCTGGATCCTTTATAGTTGATGCACCCAGGTTACCCGTGCTTCCTCCATCTGCAACGAACTGCTTATACAGTGCGTCCATCTTGGCTAGCTCAGGGTCACTAGAAATCTTACCTGGATTTAAAGTATTACGGCGGATAGTTCTTATGTCGTTAACTGGGTTAACAACCTTAAGCGCATTACCTAGATCCATCTTCGCCGATGCGTTTACTATAGCCTCTGACCTGTCTCGAAATAAATTGGGAATGACGAACTCTGGATTGAACCGAGTATACATAGAGCCAACTGTTCTGTTATACCAGAGAGCAGCCTTCATATATGTAGGCAATATAGCTTTGTTGGTTCCCTTCATAGCGGCGGCAAGTCTCTGATCCTTGAACGCCATTGAAGTTCTTACGCCGTCGTCGAACACTGTGACCACTGAGTCCCGGTCTACGCTCTTAGGAACCTCTGGCTTACCGCCAGGCTTTGTTCCTTCCTTTACCACCTTGGGTCTATAAATAGTTACAACATCTTGCGCCGCTTTCTTGTTCTTCGCTTTCTGAGTGAGCCTCAAGAAGGACTGGTTAGCCTTGTTTACCTCAGCCATCCTAATGGCTGATGACAAGTTACCAAGTATATTGGCGGACACGTCATTGATTGACCTATCAGAACCAGTAGCAGTAAATAATCCAGGACTGAAATTGCCGTCCTCGTCCATCACACGATTCAATGGGACGTAATCTGGGAACTGTTTTCTTAGGCTAGTAGCGTATTTAGAGCTTACGATTCCTCCGTCCTCAAGTGTGTCCAGTATCTGCTTTGACAAGTCAGAACGACTCTTAACTACTTGATCGAGTTGCTTGTTTAATCCAGCATCCTCGAAGCCTTTGATGATGTCGTCAGCTTCCTTGTCGCTGATCCCCGCAGGGGATCCTTCACCCTTGTAGTTCTTGGACTTAACCTTATTGAATCGTTTTGCGTGCTTGGCATACAAATACTGATCTATCTTTTTTGACACATCAGATGCGCCAAGGCCTAGTTCGTCTGCCTTGCTCACGATGAACTGACCATCTAGTTCAAAGATGTTTTGAATCTCTGTGTTCCTGCCAGCAATAGAAGCCTCGGCAAGTCTAGAGTTCAAGTTGTAATCCACATCGTCGTCTAGAACTTCAAAGATTCCTCGCTTGGATTTTACCTGTCCATTAGCGGAAGTTAGCTGTAGCTCTTGAAGCCTAGCCCTTCCGTCCATAGTGGCTTCCTTTATTCCAAGTCGAAGGTCAGCGTAATTATCCCTTACGTCCTGCTGGTGACGTAGTGCGTTTTTCATTACGCCATCCACAAGTATCTTTGCGTCAGGATCTCCCATACGGAGCGCAGCGTTGAAGTCGTTACGGCTTATTCCTGCGAACTTCTTATAGGCTCCTTCTAGTTTTGAACCTACGGCTCCGAGTCCAGCACCAAGTGCCGCACCTTGCATAGCTGGATCCTTAAGCTCTTCCAGTGT